GCTATTGAAGACGCTAAAAAGAAAAATGATGAAGTCGAGCATTCCGACTTCGAAGGAGAAGATATTATGAAGCACAATGTTTTTGACGCTCAGACCGCTTCCGATGCGGCCTATCTGTCCCACTCCGATGAGGAGTCCATTCTTGCTGCCGCCAAGAAGGGTGGTAGTTTCCGGCAGGCCTTTATGGACTTTGCCGAAGCCAATGAGCTGGCCCATGCCGATGGCGATCCTAAGGCTGTGAGCGGCTTTGATTCCTATCCTGTTACTCCTGGTACTGGTGTTGAGGCCCTGTTCCCTGAGTATAGAGATGTTCGTCCTGGTGCTCCCGAGCTTGTGACTAATGATCTTGGCTGGGTTACTGCGGTTCTGAATAAGGTTCACAAGAGCCCCTATAGCCGTATTCGTACTTCCCAGGTTGATGTCCGTGGTATCGAGGAGATTCGTGCTCGCGGCTACAAGAAGGGCAAGGAGAAGGTGCTGGCCGGACAGTATGCCGTTGCCAAGCGTGCTACTGATCCTCAGACCATTTATGTTAAGAGTGCTCTGAATCGTGATGATATTGTCGACATCACCGATTTCGATTACGTCGCGTACCAGTACAAGATCGATCGCCAGCAGCTGGAGACCGAGATTGCCCGTGCCATTCTGATTGGCGATGGCCGCGATGATGCTGCTTCTGACAAGATCAGCGCGGATCACGTTCGTCCTATCTGGGGCGACCAGAATCTGTTCACCATTTACAAGACCCTTGACATCACTGGCACCCCCAATGGCACCAATACCGCTGCCAACTTTGGCGATTCCTACCTGTATGCTCAGGCGATGGAAGAGGCCATGCTGGATGCCAAGATCGATTACCGTGGCACTGGTGCTGCCGATATGTTCTGCCAGCAGCAGTTCTTCAATAAGATGATGCTTGCTAAGGATCTGAATGGTCGTCGTCTGTACGCTAATAAGAATGAGCTGGCCACTGCTCTGGATGTTAACAACATTTACAATGTCCCTGAGTTTGCCAACAAGACCCGTACCGTTAATGGCCATACCTACAAGCTGCTCGCCATCATCGGTAACCTGAATGACTACTCTGTTGGTTCCACCAAGGGTGGCGAGATCACCCACTTCACCGATTTCGACATTGACTTCAACCAGGAGAAGAGCCTGATTGAGACTCGTATGTCTGGCGCCACCACCCGCATCTACTCCTTCATCGTTATTGAGGAAGAGGTTACCGGTAACAGCGACAGCGACAACGGCTGATAAAATCAAAATGGAAGTGATTCTCGTTGGCTAACAAATTCTATGGCCCTATTGGGTATGGGGTAACCGAAGAAACTTCTCCTGGAGTTTGGACGGATCAAATAGTTGAAAGAAACTACTTTGGAGATGTTCTTAAAAACTATAAGAAGTCTTCGAATGGCGAAAGTATCAATGACAACATTGACGTGTCTAACAACATTTCTATCATCTCTGATCCATACGCTATGAATCACTTCCACACAATTAAATATGTTAAGTGGATGGGTACTGCTTGGAAAGTCTCAGCAGTAGACGTGCAGTACCCTCGACTTATTCTGACAATTGGGGGTGTTTATAATGGCGAGACGCTTGCAACTCCATGAAGAGTTATGTTCAATTCTTGGATCTAGAAATGTTTATTTCCAGCCCCCAGAGTCGGTAAAACTTCAATACGATTGCTTTGTATACAACATTGCTGACAGAAATGACATCAGAGCTGATGACTCTCAGTATCGAGGCTTTGTTGGATACGACTTAACTTATATACATCGTGATCCAGATTCAGAGTTGTCTGATATGCTGTTAAGGTCTTTTGATCGTATTCGGCATTCTAGATCATTTACGACAAATAATCTTCATCATGATGTATTTCGAATTTACTATTAATGGAGGAATTTCCCAATGAGTAGACTTGTTTGGGATGCAACCGGCGAACATTTTTATGAAACTGGTGTTCGCATGGGCGTTCTTTATCCTCAGGCTGCGGGTGGCAATTATCCCAATGGTGTTGCTTGGAATGGTCTTACGGCCGTGACTGAGTCTCCTTCTGGCGCTGATGCTAATCCTCTGTATGCGGATGATATTAAGTACCTTGAGCTTCGTGCTGCCGAAGAGTTTGGTGGTACTATTGAAGCTTACACCTATCCTGATGAGTGGGCCCCCTGCGATGGATCTGCTTCTGTCGTTACCGGTGTGACTATTGGCCAGCAGCCTCGTACTCCGTTTGGCCTTTGCTATCGTACCGTGCTTGGTAATGACACTGAGCGTGACGATCATGGCTATAAGCTGCATCTGATTTATAACGCTACTGCTTCTCCGTCTGAGCGCGCTTATCAGACCATCAATGACTCCCCCGAGGCCATCACCTTTAGTTGGGAGTTTACCACTACACCAGTCAATGTGACGGGCCATAAGCCCACGGCCTGCATTACTATTGACTCTACTAAAGTTGATTCCACGAAGCTGAAGACTTTAGAAGACGCTCTGTATGGCCCTGAAACTGGCGAAGGCACGGCCCATTTGCCTACACCGGAC